ACCATTACGGCCGTAAAGTGCCTGTAATAAGTCGGACTGTTCGGTCTTCGTAGGCAGACCCGTAGAAGGCCCTCCCCGTTGTACATCCACGATCACCAAAGGCAATTCAGCCATAACTGCCAATCCGCAAGCTTCCGATTTCAGTGCCAATCCGGGACCTGAAGTCGTCGTACAGGCAAAATTACCGGCATAGCTGGCACCGATAGCGGTACAGATACCACCGATTTCATCCTCAGCCTGATAAGTCTTAGCACCCAAATCACGACGAAGTGCCAATTCATGCAAAATATCGGTAGCGGGAGTGATCGGATAAGAACCACAGAATAAAGGCAGTCCTGCTTTTTCTGCAGCTGCCAACAACCCCCAGGCTGTGGCTTTATTACCGGTAATCGTACGGTATTTACCTTTCTCGATGGTAGCCGGAGCTACTTTAAAATGAGTGGCTAACGCATGTACATTAGCAGCATAATTATAACCGGCTCTCAACACCATTTTGTTGGCAGAAGCAATAGCCGGTTTTTTGCCGAATTTAATATCGAAGAAAGCTTCGGTATGCTCTACAGATTGCTCGAACATCCAATAGATCATTCCCAAAGCAAACATATTTTTACATCTCAATATCGATTTCTGATCCAAACCGGTCTCTTTCAGCGCTTCGATAGTCAGCTCGGTTACTTTCACCGGAACAACATTATAGTCCGCCAAAGAACCGTCTTCCAACGGATTTGCAGTATAACCGGCCCTTTCGATATGTTTGTCGGTAAAGGCATCGATATCCACAATAATAGTACCTGCTTTTTTAGCCCAACGTAAGTTCGCTTTTAAAGCAGCCGGATTCATAGCCATGATGCAAGGGCTTGTTGCTTCGGTTGCCGTGACACCATTCGCCAACGGCGGTATTGTGTATGGCCCGACCTTGGCGCTGATGGGCGAGTATGCTGGAGCGAAAAGCAACCCGGAGGTGATAGCACCGCTGAACAAGTTGAAGTCACTTATCGGTAATAATGGCGGTGGAGGTGGTGGCGTGTACGAGCTGAAGGTGAAAGGCAGAGACCTTGTGGCTGTGCTTGCCAACGAGACGAGAATAAATAGAAAAGGAACGAACATCAAAATATAAGGAACATGTATCTGCACGGACATTTTTACAACCAAAAGGAAGAGCGCATCGAGGTGCATATACTGACTGGTGGTGACCGTACTAAGGAAACTGTCATTGGTGAGAAGAATGGGGAACTGTCGTTTACTGAAGATCCAGTGGAACTGACGAGTCAAGTGAACGATACGTTTGACCACTTGCTCTGCCAGCAGGCTACTGTACGCCTTCTGGCGCGGAACTTCGTGCCGGACTTCTTTTGTGCCTCATGCCGTGACGCTGTGGTGAACATCTACCGTGAGGGGAAATGTCTCTTTGCTGGATTTATCGAACCGCAGAGCTATTCGCAGGGCTACAACGAGGAGTTTGACGAGATAGAGTTGAGCTGCATCGATGCGCTGACGGCATTGCAGTATGCTAAATATCGTGATGTCGGCTCGCTCGGTGTGCTGTATAATGTAGTAAAGGCGGAGGCTGAACAACGCACATTCTTGGCGTTGCTGAAAGAGATATTGGGTGGTGTGACGGCTGAGCTTGACATCGTGGGTGGTAATGTCATGCGCTACCTATACGATGGAAGTAAGGCTGTGGATGATTTGGCAGGTAACCGCTATGCGATATTCGGGCAGCTGACGGTAAGCGAGTTGCTTTTTCTTGGTGATGAGGAGGATGACGTATGGCAGCAGGATGAGGTGTTGGAGGAGATACTGAAGTACCTGAACCTCCACATCGTGCAGGATGGGTTCACGTTTTATCTGTTCTCCTGGGAGAGCGTGAAGGGCGACGAACGCATATACTGGCGAGATTTGCTGACTGGCGCAAGCGTGACGACGGCCCGGCAGACAACGGACATCGTGACAGGTTTGGTGACAGACACGGATACGACGATAAGCGTAGGGGAGGTGTACAATAAAATTATGCTGACTGCCAAGGTGGAGAGTATGGAGGGTGTGATTGAGAGCCCGCTTGACAACGATCTTCTGAAAAGTCCTTTCAGCAACAAGCAGAAGTACATGACGGAATACAGCAGTGATGGTGAGGGCTCGAGAGCGTTAAATGCCTTTGACGCAATGACTCACGGACAGGAAACCTCCTACAGTGGTGGCTGCGTGACGGACTGGTATGTGCAGATGATGAACAACAGTCAGTGGCTGTTCCCAAAGAGCGGGAGCGGTAACCTGATGGAGGAATACTGTAGTGAGGGGCGAAACCAACATATACTGCCGAACTGGTTGGCGAAGAACCAGGGTGCTGCCATCATGGCACTTGGCAAGGTGGAGAAGAAAACGGACGGACAGGACAACTCCCCGACCTCGAAAGTGGAAATGACGAACTACCTGGTGGTGAGTGTGAACGGCAACTCTGACGACAAGGAGGCAACTACCTATCCGAATGACAACTCGCTAAAGGCAGGCATACCGAGGGCCGTGTATAACGGCAGCATGACTGGTGGTGTCTTTTCGCCTACGGACGAGGGCACGACGAACTACATCGTGTTGAGCGGAAAACTGGTGCTGAACCCAGTGATGGCATTGACGGACACCTACAAAGCAATATACAACTATGACGGTGGAAAATGGGGAAATCTATTTACTGGAATTGGTAAATGGGTAGGCGTGACGGTGCCGAGCCGAAACAATGGTGACGGGCGATACTACACGCAGCAGTGGTGGAAGGCAGCAGCGCCTAATGAGACCGTGGCATGGGATATGGAAACGGCGCACGGCTTTGTTCCGTTCACAGATACCGGCCCTCAGTTGTATGAGTTCAAGTATAGTGCCATTGGAGACGGCAGCGACCATATATCAAAGGTGGGTGTATTGGCATGTATGCTGATAATAGGGGATAAGTGTGTTGTGGAAAAAGGCACAGAAGGACAGGTGACGGACTTCGAGTGGCGGAAGTACAAGACGCTGGAGGAGTGTTCCAATGAGGATGAATACTACCAGCAGTGTTTTACGATAGGTTTTGACCCGAAAATCGGTGACAAGATAGTTGGTACCAAGTTCGATTTGCAAAACAACGTGAACTATGAGCTCGGCATCGATGCGGAGGGCATAGCTATACCAATCAAAAAGGCAAATAAGGTGAGCGGTAGGGTTAAGTTTATGATCCTGGGACCGGTGAACGCATTGTGGGACGTGGTGACGAGACGGCACAAGACGTGGTTCAGACACACGAAATGGAACAGTACAACGATTCCACTGCTGGCACACGTGAGCAGCATCATGGTGGAGCAGTTTGAAGTGAAGATATACAGCGACAACGGACTGGTGAACAACACTGGTGATAACGACCTCGTTTACATGAGCGACACAAAGGAGAGCTTTGTGAACGTGAAGGACGACATCGAAATGAAGATAAACTCAGCACTGACAGCAGCGGAATGCCAGACGTTGGACGTGACGGACAGTGTGAAGATGAGCACTCCATTGAACACGTTGACCGGAGAGGGTCTGTTGGCGGTATATGACTATTCGAGGGGTGTGACCGCTAAGCCTGAGCAGTTGTATGTGGACTACTACTACAAAGAATGGCATGCACCAAGGGTGGTTATGACGCAGAAGTTGACGGATACAGATGGTGGCATCGTGAATCTGTTCGCTCACTATCGCCATCCCATGATGGATAAAACCTTCTTCGTGCAGGGCATCAGCCGCAATCTTGAGGAAGGATATGCAGAAATGACACTTAAGGAGATTGAGCAATGATAGACATCAAGGTAATAAAGAAACCAAAGAACGAGGGTAGTACGTCGGCATTGCGGACGAGTGGCACTGCTTACGGTGGCATGGCAGTGAAGGAGGCTGCGCATGCAGCCAAGGCAGACATCGCAGAACTGGCAAAGGAAGCTACCCATGCCAAGGACAGCGACCATGCGCTGGAAGCTGACCACTCGAAGGAGGCAGACCATGCTGTGAACGCAGATGAGTCGAAACACGCACTGGAGGCAGACCACGCCAAGGAAGCAGACAATGCAGACAAGTGGGATTACCGTGAGTTTGACGACTATCTGAATCAGCCAGTGAGAAAGACAGATGGAGTAACCTTTGACTCCGTGACCTCGAATAGCATAAGGAGCGCAGGGCAGTTCGTTGACGGGATGCTTGGCGCAGGGTTCCAGCTATGGAAAGGTGAGGACGGGCGCACCTACCTGACGGTGGACAAACTGACGGTGAGGCAGACGATGGCCGTGATGGAACTGCTCATCGAGAAGGTGAGGAGCGTGGGCGGTCAGATATGTGTGAGTGCGGCCAATGGACGTATCAAGACCGTGGAGGAATCGGGCGAGCACTATCTTATCACCTTTGAGCAGGATAACATGTTTGTGCAGCACGACCTGATGCGCTGCCAGACGTTCACGGGCAAGGATATGCGGAGCTACTGGGTAGAAGTGGCCGATGTTACGGAGGACGGTATCGTGGTGGCGAAGGAGGAGTTTGAGGGCGTGGAACCGAAGGAGGGCGACGAGTGCGTGCTGATGGGCAACACGGCGAACACCGACCGGCAGAACTTAGTGCTCATATCCGCCACCGAGGACGGACAGCCGAGGGTGGATGTGATGGACGGCGTGAGGGGCAAGACCTTTGACAACTGCCTACGGGCACGACTCGGCAGCCTGGACGGCATCAGGGATGACAAGTTCCCGGCAGACCGCCAGCCGAAGGGCAACGGCCTGTATGCGGACAACGCCTTTCTGAAAGGCACATTCGTACTGGAGACTGGCGAGGACGTGAAGACTCGGTTTGAGATAACGGAGGGCAAGGTGCAGAGCGCGATCGACAGCGTGAGGAATGATTTCCTAAGCGAGAAGGGCTATCTGAACAACCCGACGTTTGCATCTGGACTGGAGAAGTGGAACTCGGAGAATGAAACGGTGTTCTTCCTCGTCGGCAACAAATGGGTGTGGGCCAACGGCGCAGCCCTATCGAAGAAGGGCGACGGCGCGAGCGTGGTGACAGACATGGGACGCAAGGTGGTGCGGATTCGCAACAAGTATATCCGCCAGAAGCATGAGAATCTGCGCTTTGTGCCGACCTTCCCGACAAACGGCGACGGGAAGAAGGACGCCTTGCCGGTGTACCTGAGTTTCTTCTACCGCTGCGCGAAGGCGGGAACGCTGAAGATAGGGTTCGAGAACGTGGACAAGGCAGGTTTTGCGGACTTCGACAGCTTAGCGGTGAGCGAGCAGATTGCGGCGACGGACGGCTATGTACAGTACACCTGCAGCGGGCTGTGGAACGGCACGGGCGAATTCAAGTTGGCGTTTGACGGCGACATCTACCTGTATATGCTGGTGCTGAGCACGGACAAGATAGAGGCACTGACGTACAAGTACAAGACGCTGTTCGAGCAGAGCGAGCGGCTGGTAAAGATAGCGGCACTGAACTTTGACAAGGACGGCAAGGTGCTGGAGGGTTCAGAGATTATAACGACAACAAAATACAACGCACTCATCTCGGAGCGGTTTGACGAGCACGGCGCGCTGAAGAATACGGCGGGACTGATAACGGCAACGGACTGGGAAACATGGCTCAACAGCTATGCCGGGGACATGGAGAAGAAACTGGACATCGAGGCGTTTGCCGGGATGTTTGCCTCGGCCGTGGAGGAGAGCACGGACATTGTGAAACGAGCGGAGGTGTCGGCATTCGTGACCAAGGACGAGAACGGCAAGCTGGAGAGTGGCGTGAGGATAAGCGCAGACCAGATAACCCTGGAAGGCGCAGTGACGATGAACGAATATTTCAAGGTGAACGCAGATGGCAGCCTTGACGTGAAGTCTGCAAGGATGAAGGACGCAGAGGTGACGGGAGTGATCCATGCGAACCTGCTGTATTCGAGCACCAAGGTGAACGCACCGAACGAATACCAGATAGACCCAGAGGCGGAGCCGTGCAACATGTTCTTTTGGGAGTTTGACGCGATAGAAGGCTCGTGGGATGCCACGGAGGCCCCTTACTCGCACTGGATATACCTGCCGGACGCGACGGCATACGACGGACTGGAGCTGAGCTTCTTCTGGGACAGACCAGTGGGCAAGAAACTGAAGTACCTGTATGTGTCCGCCATCAACGGACAGAAGATAATATTCGAGGCCGACCCCTACTACACGATGAAAACATCAGAAGGAAACATTATCGACGTGAGGCGGTTTGGCGGATGCAGCAAGAGCGACACAAGAATATACTGCCTGTGGAACACCTACACGACGCTGAAGGCGATAGCGGGGAACTGGTATATCATAGAAGGAACAACGAATGAGGAATGATGTATGAAAAAGATAGACTTTAAGCATTTCAAAATTTACACGACCGTGAGCCGGAAGGCGGCGCAGACGGTGGACGCGAGGGAGACGTTTGCGGACTTGATATACAAGAACGTGAATGGCATCAAGGCGCACGCACTCGCCCTGAAGATATACAATGGCGAGGGTAGTGTCGAATATACCGACGAGGAGGTAAGTCTTATGGGCACGGTGGCAGAACGTTTGTGCGTGCCCGGCTTTATCGACGGGCTTAGAGAACAGTTGAACAATAATCAAAACAACGGATGATATGACAGAAGAAGAGAAAAAGGAACTGGTCCAGGATGTGGTGAATCAGATAAAGACTGACAGCCAGAGTGTGGACGAGCTGGAAGCTGTGAGCACGCTGGACGGTGTGGTGAGCCTCCCTGCCATGAGAGGCGAGACGGTGGTGAGCGCCCCGTTGAAACTCCAGGAGAAGTCTTTCAGTCCGATGAAGTCGAGCTGCTTGCGTATGTCGAGCTCCAGTCCGTAGTTGTTGGCGGATCGTGCGTTCATGTAGGAGTAGATGACGTCCGTGCCACCAGAGAGCGTGTAGACCCACTCTATCGGACTATCGAAATGCTTCCAGAAGGCTGCCAGCGAGATGACCTCTCCGCGCGAGGGATACCACTCGTAGCGCAGGTCGAGGTTGTCCACATAACAGTTGCGCAGGTCGAAGTTGCCCTGTACGTCGGAGGCGAGATCGAAGTCGTAATAGACCGACGGCGACACCTCTCTAAACTCGGGGCGGTTGACGCTCCGTCCATAGCTCACGCGCAGCTGGTGCTCAGGCAGAAGGTGGTAAGTGACATTGAGAGATGGAAACCAGTCGCCCTGGCGGTAGTAATGGCTCTCGTGGCTCTCGACAGCCGACTTGGTGTTGGAGATAAGTTCCATGCGGTTGTACTCGTAGCGCAGACCAGCATGGGCCTCAAACTTGCCCAGTGGCAGTTCGGCCTCGATATAGGCAGCCCCCAGCAAGTTGTTGCCACTATAGTCGTTGAGTTTGTTGACATCCTCCAGGAGATAGAGTTTGTTGGCACCAAAATAGGTCTCGTCGGAAAGCAGGGCAGTCATATCCATCGATCGGAATCCCTCGGGCAACTGACAACCCTCGTGGTCGTACCAGTAGAAGAGGTTGCGCGTCTTGTACCTCCTCGTGCGATACTCCCCGTAGGCTCCCCCTTTGAGCGATGGACTCCACGACTCGAAGTCGAAGCGATGGGTATCGTTGAGTTGGAGGGAGAGGATGTGCTCGTCGAGCGAAGTCCACTCGCGCGAGATATCGTTCTGATAGAGCCACTGGTACTGATCACCCTGACTGGGATCTTCGCAGTAGAGGATATATTTTCTACGATCAGGCAAACGATTACACGATCGGCATAAAAACGACCTGCAGCGCAGACATTTTTGAA